TCATTGCTGATCATCTCCGTTTGCTTTCTTCAACTGCTTGACGAGCTGATTTCCATAGACCGCGACGGCACCGCACATCAGGCCCTGCATGACGGCCACGGCCGAGAAACCGATCAGAAGCGAAACAAAAAATACAGCGGCTGCCGTGACCATGTAGACAATGCTCCAATCCGGCACTAAAGGCGTTTGTTTCAAGATATACCCGAGCACCCAGCAAGCAACTACAACGACAACAAGCTTCGGATCGATCATGTTATATACGTTAGTCCAATCCATTTCCATTTGAATGTTCCTTTCTGCCGATTCAGGCTCCATGTTCTACGCCTTTGGTACAGTTACAAATTGATTTGTTTTTGGATCGTAAATTTTGCCAATCAATGTTTCGTCAAATGAATCGACCTCGATAATATGGCCGTCATAGTCAGCAATAGCTTTTTCACTAAGACCGTTCGGGTACTGGCAAACAGTATGGACTACCCCGTCCGGGTGTGTCATTGCATATACCATCTTAAAACCCTCCTATTGGAATTCGATTACTTGCCATGCGACACTTACACGCCTAGTTTCAGACGTGTTCGAGAATGTTGTAATGGACAAAAGGATATGTTCATTGTCCTGGAAGTACGCGCGAGTGGGTACCCCCAGATATGAAGCTTGAGTCGCTGCGGGATCGCCACAATATGAAATCACGATATAGGACTTGTCCAAATTCACAGGCTCAATCCGAACTGAATTTCCTGCGTAAACGTCGTTTACGCTGGTGACACCATGTTGTACTTTTTTCAATCCTCCTCCACCTCCTACGGGCATCCATTTACCATTGTTGTTGAACTCAAGTCTACTTTCGGCACCATTCCATCGGAGTTGTAACGTAGTCCATATGGAGCCGTATTCGGTTAAGTAGTTGGTGGCGGTTCCCATGGTACCGTCATTTCGAAAATGTGTTACTCCGGTGCCTTGTCCCTCAACTCCAAGACGAAGTCCGCCTTCCTTGATCGAAAGAGTTCCGGTCATAAGCGATTTTCCATCAAGTTGCACATAGTCGTTTAATCCAACATTAGCGTTAACAGCCATGGCTTGAGCAAGGTCGGCAGTTGATTGAGCATTTTTTGCAGCAGATTTCGCAGAATCCGCCGTGCTCTGGGCATTAATAGCTCTATTTTTTGCATCGTCGGCCGTTACCTGTGCATTTTGTGCCGCCGTAGCAGCGGCATTTGCCGTTGATTGGGCTTTGTTAATATCTTGCGCCTGGTTCGCCAGTTGTCCCGAAAGAAACACATCGTTGTTGATCAGGGTTTGATGAATAGGGCCCCATGTTTCAGGAACGGCGTTGTCGCTTTCCTCTAATTTTCGAACCCGATCCTTGAAATTAGGCGAGCCGATCAGATCAGCCATTGACAAAAACCTCCTTCAATTTAGAATACTTCGTTCCAATATAAGTCAAACACGTCTTCCGGGTCCTTCGCTTTCCCGCCGAATACTTTTCTTGCGATCATGTCTCCATCACTGTCAAAAATCGCAGCTTCCGTAATCACGGAATGATCGGCCTGGCTATTGACCGGAATCCGGCCGACGTAGACAAGCGTAATGTCGTCTGGTGGAGTACCGTACGTGATTGGCACTCGAATACATTCGTGTTCAAGCTTTGTGTCGTTTATGGTTGCTGCCGTCGTTCCGGTACCAAATGCCATTGTCGTAATTTTCGCCAACACCGTACCGTCCCGCCGAGCTGCCAGCATCTTCAGACGTCCGATTTTTGTTGTCACAGCTCCGCTCACACTAAAAAACTCCTTTCTTTAATTTCGCCGGATCGGGAAACAATCAGGCCAAGGCGATGCCTTCCTCCATGTTCAAGGGCTTGGGCTCCAAGCTTCATTTTTCCATCCAGTTGAAACGGATAGGGTGCCGGTTTGGAGGATATCTTCCAAAAGTATTTGATCATGAGATAATCGTCGATCACATTTTGTCTCACGTTGATACGTATCCGTGCGGCTGCCGAGTAGACCGGCGCAGCCTGGTATGAAGCCTTCATGAAAACCTTCATATGAGCATTCACGGAATGGGGAATGAGCTCTTGAACATACATGAACATCAAAAGCCATAACAGCTTACTTTCAATGGGCTTTGCTCGATTGATCGAATCCCGGAATATCATACGTTTCCCGGCCGTAATTTCTCGATTCGTCACATCCAGCATGATCACAAATTGCGACCATTTCCCCAAATACTCCGCATTTGGATTCAGGTTGTACTTTTCGCGCCACAAGGGATAAAGCGTCGCGTCCGCGTATCCTAGACTAGCCAGAACGCTTTTCATGCCGATCTCGGTGCCTCCCAAGCGGTATAGATCGTATGCCGCCAAGAGCCGGGAACGGTAGTTTTCATCAGGCTCTCCGGCATGCCTGGGCATTTTTCGATCGATACCATGCAGATCGAGCGCCCGGCCAGTTGCCGAAGAAATAAATTTGATTGTTCGCAGTTCAAACATGGCGATCTTGGCGTCATTCAAAATAGCCCCCGCAGCATTCGCCAGCTTGAAAATATCCATATCCTGCTTGCGGGGCTGCTTCTTAAATATGTTGTGCGCCCAGGTAAAAAGGTCATCGGCAAATGTTCTCATGTGTGTGCCACCGTCTGGATTTTGACTTCTACCAAAACCGCCACCTGTCGTCGGGTCATGACGACCGAATCTAACGGGCGTATGACATCCACTTGAATCACATAGTCGATCGTCCGCAGATTTGTGATCAAGAGCGAGACATCAAACGGATAGCGCGGATCAATATGCAAAATCTCGCCAGCCTGGTCGGCAGCTCCGTACCGGAACATTTCCCGAATGCGAAGCAAAGCTTCTTTTTCTACCGCTTCGGCTTCAGCAAACTGGGGGACATAGTGGAGCATCACTTCAATATCGATTTTGACCGGCTCCGCAGCGTATGCCCGAATATCCCCGATGAGTGATCCGTATTTTGTGATCAAGGTTTGCGCCTCTTGCACGATCGCAGCCGATGGGACACCGGCCACACCCATGATGATAATATCCGCCGTGCCTTCGCCTCGGGGATGCTGGTCTTCGATATGCACGGCGACGACGCCGGAAATCGACTCGATCAGCGATCGGTAATAATCACGGATGCCGCCCGTGGATAGTTGTTCCCATCGGCCAAGCGTCCGCTGTCGAAGTGAATCGTCTGTTTCCAGGTCTGTCCCTTCACGGATGATCCAGTTTTCCTCATTGGTGACAGATACATAGGGTACAAACGTCAGCATATTTTGAATGTTTCCGGCAGCAACGTTAAATCCGGCTCCGGCTTCTTCGGCCTCAATCTCGCCGTCTGCTTTGAACGCGCCGAGCGGCAGGACAACCGTCTTTTTAAGGTAGAACCGTCTCACGATGCCTTTTAAATCGGGATTTGTAGAAAACATCGTACCTGCCTCTACCGTCACGACTTGTTCGGCGTTCGAGCGGATGAATGTGATCCTTCCGTTTGTTTTGGTAGCTTGTTTCCGAAAGACGCCATATTCCCGTGCGGCTACATCCAGCCAGGCACCGGAAGCCGAATGTACAAACATTTGCCGGATAATGACCGGTAATAAACTGTACAGCCCTGCAAGCGCCCGCATAAATAACGCCAGCAGCGTATAGAAAACTCCGCCTTTCCTCATAATCCGTGCCGGAAATTGCTGGCTTCTCAATTGCTCTTTCATTTCGTCAAGCAGTTGATCCTCATTCTTGACCTCAATCAGTTCGTGCGGCTGCATCTTATCAACTCCTTATCAATCTAACACCGTCCACGGTGATGAGGAGTTTTAGCGCGGATCGGGGGTCCTCTAACTTGGCCGTCAGAAGACGGAAGGAAGCAGAAATAACTATTTCCCGCATGGTCCATCGTTCGACCTGGACAACCACGCTGCCCGGATCAATGCTAGAATGCTGCCTAAGCCGTTCCTTGATATCCTGGATCAGTTCCTCGCGGGCCATTTTGGTATTTTCGCGCTGAAGATATTGAACGAGCAATAGACCATATTCCCGATCAAAGGGGTACGAGCCTTTGACTGTTTCCAGTTCATGCTGGATGTCCTGGAGGATGGCATCATCACCCGAAACCAGTTGCACATCGCCGTCCAATGCTTCCCGGAAATTCCCTTCATCATCCAGATAAATGTCCGTCCATTCGTCAACCGTAGTCATGGCCGAATCACCTCGTCAATGAAAGGGAATGACGGGTCCCCGTAATAAAATCCGATGCGGACGAGCTGCCCGGTTTGAATAGTTGAGCCGATCGGGGAGGGCACATGTGGAAGCGGCGGAAAAAGGGCATGCGGGGTATCATCGACCGCAAGCACCTGAAGATCGCAAAAATCACCCTTTACATCCAGCACGACGGCACGCATCATATGCCGGGTTGGCGCCAGCAGCTCGGGCATTTCCGTCTCAATGATCACCTTGATCGCCTCTTTAAATGTTCCAAGCTGATCCGACATGCTTCGTCACCCGCTTTCTAACGTGTAATAAATTTCTGTTCGCAATTTTTCATCCTTAATATAGTGATGCACGGTATCCACGAGGGCAATGCCTTGTACGCGGGGATGTAATAGGGAAACATACTGCGAGTGATCAAGACCAGGAACAAAAACCGTACGCATCCGGCCGCGATCGCCGTCAGTCATGAGCTCAAGAATGTTTTCGTCGTCGAATAAGAACATTTCCTTGGGCCGTTCCACGGGCCGCCAGATAAAAACATCTCTTGTATCGCAGTATGTAGCGAAATCAATACCCCATTGCGGATGGATTCTCTGTTTGATCATGTCATACCCGTTCAACCCCGCGACAACCGTATTTTTTGGTTCAAATACTTGTGGTGCGAGACGAAATTCCTCCATCCCAGCCTGTTCAAGAACGTACTTGATCATGTCTTGCGGGCTGGCCTGAATGAATGATTGAGATACTTTGACGTTCAACAATTTTGCCATGCTGTCTTTAGCAACGTTCTGGCCGCTCACTTCTCCCGTAAATACTCGCGCAGCCGTTGACTCGTCATATCCAAGATCGACCTCAACGATCGATCCGATCGTCACCTGAAGATCGACTTCCGGTTTAAACAGGAACGTCACATATCCACCCGGTTCTTTTCGGGACCGCCACAGCTCAAGCTGGGCGATCCCGTTGGTGACAATGACATTCCCGATACGAATGCGTTGATATATAGTCATCACTCTACTTTCGGTATGGGTGCATCGTCGACAGCCGCCGAAGTGGTTTCTGCCGGAGGCGGATTCTCTTGCACACTGGCCGCCGGAATCACCAATTGCTGGCCGATGTGGATCAAGTCAATATTTGCGATGTTGTTTGCCGCCGCGATCGCTTCGACCGTTGTCTTTTCGGCCAAAGCTATTGCAGAAAGCGTGTCGCCTTTTTTCACCGTATAGATATTGCCGTGACCGGTCGCCGCCTGCACCTTCTGAACGGAAATCGTCGTGACCTCCACAACCTGAAATTCGAGCGTGACTGAAATAAAATCAGAATTGTTTTTATCGCTGCTGCGCAGCCGCATCAGCATGACGCGGCCGACGCCTCGCGCTTGAGCATGGCTGGAAACTAACTTATACGTCTCCGGTTTGGTCTGTGATGGGGAAGAGCGGAACACCTGATGAATTTCTCCAAGCTTATCCTCGGCTGATCGTTGTTCATCGGGAATGATGATCATATTGAGGCGTATCGTCATTGGGTTATAGCTATAGTTGACAATCTTTTTCTTGGTCGTTCCGGTTTCTTCATCCGTCTTCACGTCGCCGGTAATTTCCATGCTTTCAAACACGCCAGGTAACAGCGTGTCGCCCACTTTTATCTGCTCGTCTTCCAGATTAATGTCCATGTTCTCACTTCCTGTTATGTGCCTTGAGCAGCCGTTCCAGATCGTCCATCAGATCGCGGCGTTCCTTCTCGGTGCCGCCGTGGTAATTCAGCACGATCGAAGGGGTCCCGGCTGCCTGCTCACGAATGGTTTCACGTTCGGACACGGATTCCCGGAACAGTTCCCGAACATTCATATTAGACCGCGTTCGCAGGCCAGGGGCCGGAGCTTCCGAAACGGAACCCTCGGCGATCGGACCGGAGCTGAAGGCCAGCCCGCCGCCCGTCGCTGCGAGTCGAACGGAAAACGCACGATCCAGCCCCAAACCTTCCATCATGGAATGGGTGGCGGCTCGCAATTGTCCCGCGCCCTGACGCACTCCTTCCGCAATCGTTCCCGGTATTTTCGATCCCGAGTATGTGAGATCGGAAAGGGGGCCTACCTTGGCATCACTGAAAGGCAAATATTGACGTACTTTCTCGAAAATCCCCTTCATAGCCTCGACCGGTGCTTCCCCCACAGCTTTTATGCCTTCGACTAGCGTCGTGATGATTGCCTTTCCGCTGTCAAAAAGTAGAGTGCCTAAACCTTCAAAGAACCGGCTGATACCGTCACGAATACCGGTCAGCATGTCAAGCATCCCCTGCCAGGCTTGCGCCCAATCCCCGGTTAGTATAGACAGCCCTATTCCAATGACACCGGAAATGATTGACCAGGCGACTTGTACAATACCGGCGATCATATTCCAAACGCTATTAGCGACCGACCATATCAAGTTAAAGGCTGTGACGATGGTCTGAACAATGAAGTTGACATACGTCGAAATATACGGACCTAACCCCGCCCATACGAAACTGATTACTTGCTGGATCATGGGCCAGTACGTCATAACCCAATTCCAGACAGCCATAAACCCGTTCACAATGGAGCCCACGATGTTCATCACGACGGGGGCGACAGTCACATAAATTGCTCGGACGGTATTGATCACCGTATCGCGGATCATGGGCCAGTTTGCGATTACCCAATTGACAATGGCGGAAAAAGCCGCAAGTGTCTTTTGCAAAATCTGCATCACCGTCGGACCAATGACCGCCCATATGTTTTGCCAGGTCTGTTTGGTTATGGCCCAGTATTCAAGCAGTTTAGCCTTGGCTCCATCCATGCCGCCATTCATCTTGATAAACGCCCCGATTAGAAGGCCGATCACCAGGATCACCCATCCGATCGGGTTGGTCAGCATCAAAACGCGCATGACCTGCATGGCGATGTTGAAAGCTAGAACTGCACCTTTAGCGATGCCAATGACGCCAGCGAATGCCCCGAATGCGATCGCGATCCCACCGATGAACGGGGCAACGGGACGGAGGAAATTAGTGACGGATTGGCCCGCGCTAATGAGTGCCGTCAGCACTTTCGCAATAATTTGAGCTACGAACTGCACGGCTGCCGATATTTGCGGCATATGGGAAATGACTTGGTCCAACAATCCGTTGAGTATCCCGGCGATCGGCCCGCCTGCCCGAGCTAATTCGACCGTGATGCTACGCCACAATCGGGAAAATTTGGTCCCCAAATTGTTGTATAGCGCATCACCGGCCCGTTGGGTTGCGCCTCGGAAATCGCCAAGCCCTTTCTGTCCTTCCATCATGGCGAGAATGACACGATCCTCCATGTCCTCCCATTGGGTGCCGAATAGGGCCACCCCAGTCTGATTACGCTTCAGAGAGTCATCCAAATTTCCGAGCGCAAGCAGCGTGGCCTGGAAGGCTTGATTTGCACGATCGCCACCGGCTGCGATGTCGGCAGCCATTTTTTGACCGTCCATGCCAAGAGCCTGAAAGGCTTCTTGACTGCCTTTGGACATATCTTGCATACGAATGAATGATTCCTTGACACTATCGCCGACCTTGTCCAGATTGAAACTTCCCTCGCGTGAACCTGCGATCAGCGTGGCAAACATTTGCTCGGCGCTCATGCCAAGCCCGGCGAAATGGACGGAATACTCATTGATCGTGTCCATGAAATCGCCCGCGTAATCGCCGCCGAGCTGGAAGCCGGTTGTAATCAAGTCAAGGGCATCGGTTGCGCTTAACTCGGCGAAGTTTGCCTGAAGCGTGCGAACAACCTTCGACGTTTCGGAAATCTCCGCATTAAAGGCATCGCGGATTACATAGCCACCGGCAAGAAAATCACCAGCAGCTTGATCGGACAAGTCTTTCATGCTTTGTCGGACGGTCGCTAAGTCTTCAGTGATCCCCGTGATCGAGTCGCCGCGACCGCTGGTGTATATTGCTTCAGAGACTTTCATCAACTCTTCGGCCTGTTGGCGAGTCAAACCGGTTTGCGCTTGAAGCTTCCCCGTCGCTCGATCGACTTCGGCAGCCATGGAGGCCGCAGCGCCTCCTAATGCTGCAATTGCGGCCGTAATGGCGGCCACAGCTCCCGCCGACCACATGCCCGCTCGTTTGAGGAAAGAGCCGGATTTTTGCTCCAGACCTCCAATGTTTTGTTGCAGCTCGTTCGCGGACCGTCCGGCTCTCATTGCTTCCGGTGTCATACGATCGACCATGCTCATGATGACCGATAGTTTGAAAAGAGAACTTAGCCCCCCTATAGTGCGCGCCTCCTTCCTAGCGCCGCGTTATTTTTTGCGGCCGCCGCCAAATGCTTGCGCGATCGCAGCCGCATGCAGCTTGATTTCTCGATCTTCATACCAAAGCGACCGCGCATAATATTCGGCGAAGTCCTCCAGCTCCAGGCTTTCGGAAACTTCCGGGAAGTATTTGCGGATCAGCAGGTGCCCGGCTTCGAGGAAGTTCGTATCGATTTCCTCGAAGCGTTCGGACACCGCGTTTATAACTTTTTTAAGCTGGTAGCCGCACTTGCCCCGACGATCTCCATCAGACGGGACGCTGTGTTAAACGGCAGGCCCGGAAACTCTTCGGCAGCTCGCCGAAGCTCCTCGTCTTGTTCCGGCACGATGCAACTGAACGTCAGATTTTTCATCGCCATATCGGGCTTGGAGTTGAGCTCCTTCGTAAAACGCGAAATGTCACTTGCTTTCGGGCGGGTAAAATAGAACGCGAACTCGGCCTCGTCGCCATTTTCGTATTCCAATCCTTCAATGCGAATTTCGTACACGCGTCCGTACTTTTCTTTCAGTTCCTCTTTGTTGATCGTTGCTTTACTCATGTTTATTTATCCTCCTTAAATTGGGCTTACGCCGTCGCGAATGATTTTTCCTGTGACCAAAATTTCGAGCTCGACTTCTAACTTCGTATCGCCTTGAGCGCCTTTATGCGCTGCTTTTGTGAACTTGCAGCCCCGAATTTCATCGGTCCTTGTTCGTTCGCCATCGTTGGCATACGAGACAGTGATCGGGAAAAGCGGAAGCCGGTATAAGGCTTGCCCTTGGCTGCGTGCAAAATCAAGCAGTTTATTGAACTCGTCACGCAGCAGAGTGATTTTGGCACTTGCGGTATAGTTTCCGTTCCCGTATCCAACAGGAGCAGCCCCTTTTCCGTATGCCAGTTCACCGGCCAGCTCGTCGTCATAGTCGATACCGGAGATAGCGATCGCGGTGCCATAGGGCAGGCCGACAGTGATCGATTCCCAATCGTACAGCTTGCCGTTTATCATATTTGCCTCCTACAATACTGGATTTTGCAACTTCAACCGTACCGTGATCCATTTCATGATTGGGATCGGCACGATCGCAAGATCGATCTCAATGCTTCGGGTTGTTGTGACGTTTTGCCCTAGCGGAATGTTGACATGGAACTCTCTGATTTCCGCAGCTCCTGGGGTCATCATTTGACCGTATAGAGGGGCGGCGATATTGGCGAGCAAGTTGTCGAGCCCGTCCGCATCCGCCTCGCTCTGCACAAAACGAACGCTCGCTTGGCGAACCAGGCGGGCCGCTTTGTCTACCGTGCGACGTATTTCTACAAACTCAAAATCGGAACCAGGCTGCGCCATCATACGGCCGTTCGTAATATAGAACCCAGGAAGCCCTTCAAATGAGCGAGCCGTGATGAATCCGGCCTCGTCGAGCGCTTTTATGTGCGTGTTGTCCATTCCTTCCATCAGTGACAATACGTTTGAAAGCGGAAAGCTCATCACTTTGCCGGGGGATTCACTCACACGACAACGGGCCAAGATGCCGCAATAAACGGCTGCAAGATTCGTCCAGCGCTGTCCATCTAAAGCAGCTACCCGTACAAGAGGAGCAACTACCGATACGCGGTTACTTGTGAAGCTTTGGCGCTCCTTGATCAGATCCTGAACCCATTCATCGATTGATTCTCCTGCGTCCGGTCGCCGAGCTTCACATACGAAATGGATTGGTTTATGAAGCTCTTCAAGTGCGTTTGCTTCTGAAGCGCACATCGACCAAAGCGACGCGCCGGAGCTGCCGACAACGTGGATATATTCAAATTCCAAGGAATTGTTTTTGACCACGTTCATCGCGGCAATAAAGTCCTGATTGCTCATTTGTGGACCGGTAGTCTCGAAGCGATATTCGTCGCCTTCCGCGAACGCACCGGAGCCCGAAAAGGTTAGGGTTAGACCGGTCCCATCCACGGCAATAATGCCGTTTGTGGGAATGGTTCGCGCCGCTTGATACGATTGGCCGCCATCAAAGGAAAGTACATACTGCGCCTCATTGAGCCCGCCGGCCTTGTTGATTTTCACAATGACGTTATACCGGTGATTCGGCTGCCCGGAGACGGACAACGTCATTGTACCGGTGCCGCTGCGTACCACCGTCCCGATCGTACCGGCGACACTTGCGGCAGCCGGAACAACGATGATTTCACGCGCACCGACTTGCATCGAATCAAGCAGGGCAGAAACTAACTCGCCTTTACCAAACTGGTCAATCACCGCAGATGGGGAGGAAACCCGGTATATGCGGTTTGGTACCCCTTTCGTTGACACGCCAATTTTTAGGTGAACGCCTCCAGCAGCATCGTTTGCTGCTCCAAGCCCGCCGTCCTGGATGACGACTTTCGCATCAGGAAGCCCCTTTGCCATACCATCACCGTCCTTTCCTGGTAGGCGGAATCGGCTTTTTTAAAAAAGCCTCGACAGCCTTCTCGTATTCTTTTTGCGTACATTCATAGCCTTCAGCCCAGCCGCTTGTGGCGAGCAGCCCGACATATACCGCTTGCCCGGTATTCAGAGCATCCCGCCAATATTCGATTGGCTTTCGCTCTGCCGTTGACTTGGGGCTCGTTTCGGCAGGCTGCGATTTCTCGTCACTCATGGTCTGTTTACCTCCGTCGTAATAATTACTTGTTCGATAGTATCCAGTTCCTGGTCGCGGAAAATGCCGGATTCAAATTCGATGAACACCGTGGCAGCCGCCCGATCTTTTTGATCCGGTATCCATTCAATTGCGCTCGGGCGAAGCGGCGTGTAATTGCCCTTACCGTCGTCAATCCCGTCCGGCAGCTCGTTCAGCAATAGTTGAATCCAGGAATCGACCTTTTCTTCGTCCCGATCGAAAATCGAAACTTCGATCGGGATGATCCGCTTAAATCGTTTCGAGCGAAGATAGCGGCGGCCACCTTGTTCGAACTTTGCGGCCTTCTTCCGATCAGGCTCTAACTTTTCGCGTGCCGTAAGGATGATCGCGGAAGGGGAAGCCCGAACCCGATCGAAAGCATCCTCGTCGCGGAAAATCTGTTTGACGCCAATGTACTTTAAAGTCGTTTCAATGAGATTTTTTGCACGATGGATCATGTGATACGCTCCTTCACAAACTCGTTGATCAGCTCCATGATGTCGGCCTCTTCGCTGCTTGATACGCCAAGATAGGGGCGAGCAGGAATAGTCACCTTTTTCCCACGACCGGCAGGACCGCCGAACTGCTGAATTGCAGCTTGTGCCAGATTTGTACCTACGGCCAAGCCCTCATTGGTTGCCTTTGTCGCGATGGAACGCATGAGCCTGCCTGTGTCTTTCAGCGGTCGGCCGCTCGCGATGATGCGTTGAGCCCGCTTGGAAACCTTGCCCCGTTTGGTCTTGTATCCGCTAGAACCGTCTTTTCGTTTGCTCCGACGACGGGCGCGGGCTTCCAAGGTAGCAGGGGAAAGTGGTTTCCAGCGTTGACCGTCCGAGGATTTCTCCGTTTCGAAGCGCTCTTTGCTTCCTTCAGCCACAATCTGCGCAATCTGTGCATTGAGCTGCTTCAGCTCGGCGGGGCTCAAATTCAGATCACCCAAAACATTGAGCAGCCTTGACCAATCCCCGTCCACCCGCACGCCTTCGGTCGTCATTAGTCATACATCCTTTGGAAGACCGAGCCGTATTGCTTCGGGCGCGAATAGGTGCGAATGCTGCTTTCGTTTGCCGTTAGCTTGACTTCATCGGCAGCGATTTTTTCCAAGAGGTTGATCGCATCGCGGTACCGGCGGACAAAGACGTTATCCTCATCGTTATAATGCCGGGTAAACAGGTTGTAGATGGTGATGTCTGCCGTCAACTTGTTCACGATTTTCGGAACGGGGTCGAGCGGGACAGGGTAGCGCATGGCAATGTAGGTGTTCACAACCGCCATTGCTGCCTCGATCGCGCTGTTCGCGTTGCCCTCATGAATGATTTCCTGGCCGTTTTCATCGACCGCAGGATTTTCCCGGTCGTTCGTAATTTCGATGAGCTTCGATTTGTCGATTTGACCGAGCAAGTCGTCAATTGTGCAATACAATTCGGGTTTCACTTCCTTCCAGCCTTTCAGCGCGTCCATAGACCGCGTTATCACGCGTGATAACGGCCATTACATGGTTCGATGGATCGCTCGTACCCCTAAACCGTTAGAAGGCAATTTCGGCGGTCTAGGACTTACTTTTCGGGTGTACCCTCGGGGTCTTGATTTTTGCCTTGGGACTTCATTTTTTCAGCCGGTTGTTCAAGTACTTTTACAGCGCCGAGCTCCAGTAGCTCGCCTGCTTCCTCCTCGGTCAGTTCCACCGGTTGTCCCGGTTTGAACTTCGAGTCATTATGGCGGAGCTGCCGAACGACCGTGTATGTTGAAGTCTCTTTTACTTTTTTTTCTGTCATAGTCTTCTCCTTAAATGACATTTTGAATGAGGAAGCCCGCATCTTTGGCGGTCAGCTCTACACCGTATACGTCGGCAACGTGAATGACATTCGACTTGATCGTCTCGTCCCGATACTTGCTCGTTTGCGGGCGGCCCTTCTTTCGCATCGTGTACCCGAAGGCAGGCACCCAAATGTCGCCCACGCCTTCCGGGACGTAGGCCAGCGTCATGCTGTTGCCCCAAACGTCGTGCATCACGCCGTCCCGGTCAGCATAGACGGCTTTGCCTACGACCACCTTGCTAACCTCAAAAATCTGCGCCAGCAGGTCGGCCGTTGCAATGCCCTTCTGGGAATACTTGATTTTTTCCAGAATCGCTGGGTGTTCCTTCAGCTTTTCGTAAACCGAAGCGCCGATCTGAAGCACGTTCGGGTACAGGCCGATGCTCGATCGGATCGTCGACTTGGCATCGCCGATGATCTCAATCGGCTTACTGGTCGGATCGCTCAACTTGTCGCTGCCGGACAGCGTTTCGACGTGGCTGGTGGAGTAGTTGGCCGCGTTCTGCGCACGATCCGCCTGATCCTTCTCCTTGCGCAACTGGATGTTGTCGGTCAGTATCTTGGTGCGCGACATTTCCAGCTTCAGCACGTCGGCGGCCTCTTCAAGCTCGCGGTCATCGATCGGTGCTTCGAGCGTTTCTTCTTCCAGCGAATAGGGCAGTGTCGTCGCGTCGATTTCGATGCGGTTCGACTTGCTGCGGATTTGACGCCGGGTGTTGTAAATCCTAAAAGCTTCCGGCCCCCATTTCGGGATTTTACCGGCTTCCTTGTCGACCGGCGCGATCGGGAACAACGCGTCGCCGATGTACTCGGCGTTTTTGTACCCGATCGCTACGTTCGTCAGAATCGGGTCGACCAGACGGTTTTTTGCAAGTCCTGCCATGATTAAGCTCCTCCTTTAGTAGCTGCCGGTGCGCCGAGCAGCACTTCCGTATCTTGGCCGACCGTCGCCACCTCCAGGGCGACGGAGAGAATGACATTACCCGACGCGGCGGGAACGGCGCGTCCCTGGGCGTCGCTGGCGAGCTGATCGCCGACCGCAATCGTCGCCCCGGCGATCACCGGCACCGAGCCGGATGTCGCTACTGTGATTGATCCACCAGCCGCCGCGCCTGTGAGAGACACGCCGATCGCGGCAGCTCCGGCCCCGGCCTGGGCTCCGGCAGCGGTGACGAATCGATACTCCTCTACGTTCGCGGAGGTTTTTCGGGTCAGCGTGTGACCAGGATTGTACTGTGTTGTCATGAACGTTTGGCCTCCTTAGCTCCGGGCAACGGCGATGACCGCTTCCTCGTAGCTCACATTGTTTTTTGCCGCGAAGTCTCGGGCCTTGCGATCCAGCTCCAGTCGATCCTCGTCGACCGTTTCCCCAGCACCGACCGAGAAGTCGGCCGTATTGCTGCCGCCCTGGGTCTGGGTCTTGGCGAACTCGGTGAACAACGCTTCCTTGTCCGGCAAGTTGCCGATAAACGCCTTAAAGAACTGGTACGGCGATTGCTTTGTCGCCTTGCCGTCTGCCGAGAACTCGACGGTTTCTTCGTCGGGGAGCTGCTGCATGAACTCGGCCAAGCCGCTGCGAAGGGCAGGGGTGAGCTTCGTTTTGTGTTCATCGATGAGCGCATGAATGTCACGTTCACGCGCCAGATGATTTTTCACCTTCTCGCGCTCGGCCGCGAAGTCGGCCTCCAGCTTCCGCTTGAATTCGTCCTGCTTGGCGGCGAACTCGGCTTCGAGCTTCGCCCGGATTTGTGCTTCTGACATGGTTGGTTCCTCCTTGGTTTTGGTGAAATCCAGGTCGATCTGTACACCGTCGCGATCTTCCTCGCCGAACTCGATCGGCTTCAGACCTTCGACGGCCGGAGCTGCTGCACCCAGGAAACCGACATGCCGCAGCGTCCATCCGTCATCCGTCTTGCGCAGCCGCACCGACACTTTTTTGTAGCGCCCAGCGTTAACCGCCTCCGAAAATTCCGGCACCACTTGACGGAACGAAGCCAGCAGCTTGTCGCCTTCGCGCTTCAGCGCAGACACCCAGCCAAAGGCCGGGTCATCCTGCTTCGGATGCCCGATGACGATCGGGGCCTCAAACTTGTTCGGGTCGTAGTTGTCCACGACTTGCTGAATATCGTTTTCGGTGAAATCGCCTTGCGGCTCATACTTTCCAGCGCGAAACACTTCATACCATTTCATCGCTTGTCGTCCTCCTTATTCACGATCTTTGACCGATTCGGGCACTTCTCGCAGCGAAACGCTGGGGGATTTGGACCATCCCGGATCGGGTGAAACGTCCGGCCTGAAATTGGCCGGGGTGATGCCCTCGCGAGCGGCGCGGTATTTGTTGATCGCAATCACGCCGCAGCGGCAGCGGTGCCCGTTCGGCGGCCACCATTTTTGCCATATCGGATCGTCGCGATGCGCGATCAGGCCGTTCATTGCCCAGTGACTGGCCCTTGTTCCCGAATCCAAAATCGCGGAATAGCGATAGTACGGGAACATGTCCACCATTTCCGGCTGCTGAAGCTTCTCATACTGGCCGGTTTCATAGGCTGTCTGAATCTGATTGCGAAACACCGTCTCCAGGTGCCAAGGGTCCAAGTCGCTAATACCAAGCGCCTCCGCTTTGGATTCCACAACTTTCAGAAAGTCCTTGAAGGTTGTTCCCTGCTCCAGTGAAGCAAGCAGCGCCTCGTGAATCGCCTGAACCATATCCTGGCTTTGCACACCCGCCAGCGTGAAATGCTTGACGCGCAGCTCGTCCGCAAGCTGCCGGTATTGCTCGATATTGATCGGCATCAGTTGCGAAAAGTAGCGGATCGCCTCCTCGAACTTGACCGGCTTCGCGATGGTCTTATACGGCGGTTCGTCGTCGTCTTCCGCAAAGGAGGCATTTCCTTCGCGTTCGGCCTTCAGATAGTCGAGATGCACGCCGTATTCGCCCATCGCGTAGGCGACAATGCCCGTCCGGGTCATCAGATCGGCCAGTTCGCCGATCGCTTCCCGATCGGACTGCAAACGGGAAACATCGGCGTTAGCAAAGTCGTTCCATTCGCGGACTTGGTTGACCAGTTGCGACCATATTCGGCGAACAATCGGCTGCGCAGCATCCACGGACCGGGCGAACAGTAGCTGAAGCTCATCGTTCCGTTCCTGCTTGTCATCGCCCCGTGCGGTGAACTGAACGACGTGCAGCTCGCGATCATGATCGTGCGTGTTTCTCGCTTTTCGTGAGACGTTTTGTTCCGAAAATAGCGGGGAAGGGGCGGGCTCCGCCTTCTTCACCAGCACGTCGTCCTTTCCCGGTCGCGGGATGTTGTACTTGTCGTAAAAGTAATCGACAGAGATTGGCAGGCCCATATCGACCAGTTTTTCATCCCGTTCAGCTCTTTCCTTTTGAATGTCTTCACGTTGCCGATATATGTGAAAATACGGATAGGCGTCCACCGTGCCAAAATTGAACCAGACGAGAAAGGGGATCAGATCGGTATTGATCGCAGCCATGACCATCTTGGCATCAGCGTCTACGATCTCGTCCTTTACGTCCGCGTGGGTTTGGCTGGCCGCGAACGAACCGCCACTTGGCAACTCGCTAGTCAACGTCTGCCCTAGAATCGCCTTTGAGATTTCAGCGTTACAGAATCGAAGGAACGCTTCGTGAGCATCACCTTTGGCGTTTCCGGCTTCGACGAAATCCACGGAAGAGTTGGCCGGGATCGCAACGGCTGCGTCCTGGACGATAGAAACAAGCGCATCGAGGAGCTTGTCTTGATCGGCCTGTGATGTTCCCGGTTGGTATTTGCCGATCGCCGTAGGCATACCGTACTTCTCCATGAAGATCGCCCAAAACTTGAAGCCGTGCTTTTTGAATTGCCAAGCCCAAAAACATTTGGTAGCAAGGGCGACACCATAGGGATTATGATCATCGCCGGATTCGTGAACGACGGTCAGGAATTTTCCGGGCGGTACCGGCTCGCCTTGAAGATCACCCAGGTTACGCAGGAACCGAAGCTGTCCGTCGATGTCGAATGTGAAATGCTTGATTGGGCGATTTTTCATATTTTCGATCACCCAGCGATTGGCCCGTTCCGTCCAGATCAGCTCATGAATGTTATGGCCGGAAAACACAGCATCAAGCATTTGCCGCATGTCTTGGTCGAAATTAAGCCGCTCGAATGTTTCTTTGACAAACGCGGCAATCTCCAGATCACGCGGATCATCGGAGGCAGGAAGTACGTCCCAATCTTTTGAGAGCACGCCGCTTTTTCGTTTGGTCAGCTCGGCCCACACATGCGCATCGGTTTTCATTTCCTCGAAAATCTCGACCGACTTGCCGGTTTTCTTCAAAATGATATCCGGGTTAGGCAGCGACTTCAGGAATGCCGAGAACGTATTCAGCACACGGGCGATTTCGCTCGTATCCGGTTTTTTGATCGGCTTTCCATCGGGTCCAAGAATCATCCGTATCCCTCCAATATCCGCCTGATTTTACTGCGCCCGCCGACGTGAACGTTATCCGGGTCCAGATATACCGACTTGCCGGTGGCGAGCCGCAGGGCGATTCTAGCAGAGTTGATCGCCATGCCGAAGTGATTCGGGACTTTTTTCTTGTAGCCGATCCGCTTCTCGCCGTTCACTTCTGTTTCTTCCTTGGTCAGCTTCAGCAGATGAGTTTTTACCTGCTTGATGATTTGCTCTTCCTTCTCGTCCCGAGGCTTCGGCAGCAAGGCGAGAGGAGGATTACTCGCGAACAGGTCCGTCGTCTCGTCGAGCGATTCGTCGCGATCCACGGTCACGACGTTCACTTCGCGCTCGCCTTCGCCTTCGGTGCCTTCCTTGATCTCGGTACCCTTGAAATACTGGATGTACCCGAGACACTTCGTCAGGCTGCGCACGACCTCTTTCGACTTCGTTTTGTACGGCATCGCGTCGATAACGAGCGCCCCGATGTTGAAATGCCGTTCAATGTGCAGTACGAGCTCCAGCAGGTCTTCGACATCGATTTCCCAGAAGTTCAACAGGCGAATGCCCTCGTCCCGGTATGGCGCGACGACGGCGACGTGGGCCTTGTCACCCATGTCGATTCCGACCGCTGTCATCTCGTGCGAATAGTCCGTGAAGTAAAAGTCGCTGATATCCTCGATGCGCCGGAGCACATCCGGGCCGACCGGCTGCAAATTGCCGCTGTCGGGGATCGCCAGCGCAGAACGCCGGAAGGTTGCCAGCTTGGAAGGCTTGTCCTTCGCCTTGTCGTACCGGTCCCAGATCAGATTCATGTTCGCGCCGGGGATGATGATCTGCGGCACCCGGTAGCCTCTTCGGCTCTTGCGATCCGGGTGCTCAGCAACCCACTCGCCGTTATTGACATTCAAGTGCTTGCCGCACTTCGGACAGCACAACCGGACATTGCCCGCTTCTCTAGCATCGACGTTCTCCGGCCAGTCATCCTCAACCGGCGCTTGATAGTTGCAGCCGCTGCACTTGATCAGCCACTTGCGCATGTCGCTTTGCTGGAACAGCTCGTCCGTGCCGTCTTCCGGGAAGAGGGCGACCGAGAAATACTTTTGCCAGCCGAGCGATCCGGGAGCGGAGATGCGGTCCTGCGCCAGCTCCATGTTTTCCGGGTCGATCAGGGCCACTTCGTCGAATACGATCTCATCCGCCGGAATGGAGATTGCGCCGGTCTTGCTCATCAGGCCAAGGACATACAGGAAGTGCGTACCGATCTGCTTCAGACCGGCTTGATCTGTCCCTTGCAGGCGCTCCTGCAAGTAGGTGCTGCGGTTGATGTACGGATCGAACCTAGTCGGCCCGAACCTGCGGGCCATGATGTCGGTCGGCAGGTAATAAATGATGTTCTTCTCCAGCACATCGACCATATACATCGTGTGCGCGATCGCCAGCGTGGAAAAACCGGTCTGCGCGCCTTTCTCAATGACGATATGCGGGTGGCTGTGATAGTCCTCGACCACATCCGCCATACAGGCCCGCGCGGTTGGATCGTAGCGCTGTCCGTTGTCCAGGATGAAATACTCCCGGCAGTAATCGACGAAGGAAATGGTCCTCCGGCGATTCGTTCCAACAATGCTCCCCAACATCGAGTTGTTCTTTGGTTCCTTGCTCATGGCTCACCATCCTATCCGGCTGTCAGATCGGATTCGATTCGATCTGCGATCGCCGCCAGCCGATGGTAAAGGTCTGGATCGCTTTTCAATTCCTCCTGGAGCTGCTGCTTGACTTGATCGATCGCCTTCGAAATGCCTTTGTCGAACGTGAACTTCAGCTTCTCCGTGGCAACCGAACTGCGCTGAAGCTGCGTAAGTGCCCGCATCACATTGGTCAGCTTTTCATCCTCCAATGTATTCTGGGCGGTCATAAGCGTCTCCATGACCAACTGCAAAGCGAGCTTGTTCGCCGCTTCGGCCAGCGCTGTGTCCGGTCCTTCGCCGTGCGTTTCGACGATCGCTTTCGCTTGCTCGTTGACCACCTTCAGGCGCTCCAGGCGCGAAAGAAAGTCTTTGCCATACCGTTGAACGGACATGTGACTGATCTCAACACCTGTATCCTCGGCCATTTGGTTGATCCAATCCGCAATTTCGCGGTACGTTGTGCCGGTCGTCAGTTTTTTGTTGACCGCTTCAACAATTTCCGGCGGTAGCTGAAGCACTTTGCTATGTTTGCGTCGGCTGCTCATCAGCGGATCACCATCACACCGGGATCATCCGCGATACTTCCATCCAGCAGATCGATCCCCTTGGCTGTCAGGGTTGCCATCGTGCGCTGGATGCCGAGCTCGTTGCCTTCCTCGGTTCGGACATAGCCCTTCTCTTCGAGATACCGAAGATGAATGCGAATTTTCGGTATGGAGCTATCTAGCCGACTATCATTGAGCGTCAGCGAAATCAGCCGATCGCTGGCCGGGCTGGGGTACTGCACTTTTAAGATAGTCAAGATGAACCCACGGATTTCCTTGGCTTCATTCGTATTCACTCGCTTTTACCTCCTGTTCCCATAATCTTGCTCACGTTTTGCAACATTTCCCGCACGTCGCGGGTCAGTGTATCGACCTTATGTTCCAGACCAGCGATCGCCCGCGTTTGGTCGTCTTTCAGTTCCTTCAGCGCCCGATTAAAGTCATCTTTGAGAACGTACTTTTGCGGCAGCTCGGCCTTGAGCTCCGAAACGTCTCGCTCGATATTCTGGATGTGTTTATCTTGGGCGGATTGATTTTCTTTGACGCTATTGCGAATGTCTTTGAGGAAATAGCCGATGATGCTGGCAAGCGTTAATAGAATGGAACCTAGAACAGAAATTACGGTGATGAGTGCTCCTGTCGGCAATTGATTCAATGCCGTTTTCCTCCTTTGATTCAAACTGTATTCCAAGCATAGCAAAGAGGCGTGCTCGTCTCCGAACACGCCTCTTGATAAGTTTATATGATTTTGTTACTTGAATGATTTAACCGGAATCGCCCGGCAATACATCGAAAATAGAAATTTGGTTCTCGTCAGCCTTGTCCACGATTTCCCGAACCCATGATTCCGATAGCCTGTACCTGCGGGCGAGCTCCTTATAGTTTCCTCCGTCGAACTCCCTTCGAATCATCCTGTCGCGGGCAGCGCGGATTGCGGCCTCCAGCTTCGGGAAGTATACGCCGGTGCCGCCGAACTGTTCGGCCAGAACAAGCGTCGGCTTCAGACCGATGGCTTCGGCGAGCTGGTAGTAAGGATGGGGGAGCTGCGTCGGGTCGATCTCGGCGATGATGTCATCCGTCAAAGACATACTTCTCGCTCCTTCCTGGCATTATATATTATCATGCCAATTTTGTCGCGCCATTTTCCAATCATTGTTAGGGGGCGGCACGCCGATCGGCGCGCCCCCGCATGTTCTTCAGTCCTTCGATCAACTTTATGCCTTGCTGCTTTGTTAGCCATTCCAAACGGTCCACTCCGGTCATACGTTTCATGAAACCAAGCAGTCGGTTCGGATCATCCTTCCAGCCGAGCTCCTGTTCCAGCTTCCGTATGTAACCGATCATTGCTTCGCTTGCCCGGTGCTCCCTTGGCTTCGGGACTTCCCCGACGATCTTGCAGAGCCGATCAATCAACTTTATGCCTTGCTCTTTGGTCAGGGCTGAAATGCTTCGGTTGCCGCTAATCTGTTCAACCAACGAATATAGATCATCCGTTTCGATGCCGTGCTGCTTCTGGATTCCGAAGATTTTTCGTCGTTGTTCTGGGGTGATCTTCATCGCCGGTTACTCCTTTCCGATCGTGCTGATCGCACCGTATTCGAACAGCCGGTCGCAATCGGCGACCGTCATTTGACGGCGGTACATGGTACCGTTAGCGGTGGTTAGATCACCGTCGAATAATTTGTCGTATTCGGGGCTGATCTCCACCTGATGGGATTGTTCAAGCTTTTGTTGGGGCATTGCCATTGTTTTCGTCCTCCTTATTCGATTCAAGATTTATGGGAGTCTGGACCGATCCTTTCAACATCCCGGAGCTTCCAACTGTCGCCGATCATTTCGGCGAGCCGGGCACCTTGGCTGATGCGACGATGGATCGCTTCGACCTTCTCTTCCAATTGAAGCTTTTTGACAACCTTCATATACACATTATCCGGCGCGTAATTGCTGGTGTAGAAGGTAGGGAGCCCGTTCGTAAAGCGGGCGTTCAATAGCTCGAACATGATATCGACGGTAAAGTCGGTCGGGCTCTCCTGGGCGAACTCATCGATCGCCAACACTTCAACCGAGGCATACCGCTCGATGATCGGGCCGATCTCTTCCTTGCGGGACAAATACGCCTTGAAGTTACGGAAGATGGAATCCGTGCGAATAAAGAGCACGGGCACCCGGCGTTCCTCTAACCGGTTCACCATAGCAAGCATAAGCCATGTTTTGAAAGTGCCTGCCCGGCCGTGAAGGTAGATGCCTTTTGTCTCGTCGCCGGGCTTGTAGTTGTTTGCGAAGTCATAGAATGCGGTGCAAATATCCTTGTTTTGTCTTTTCGGCCCGATCGGGAAATTTTCAAAAGTATAATAGCTGTCTTGCTTGGCCTTGCCGGAAAACTCTTGCAGCTTCGCCCAATGCTGTTCCCGCAGATAGTGAGAATATTCGTTACATGTTCCATGACAAGAAGAGATATATGCGGCTGCCGTTGTATTTTCTTCGTCGGGAAGCACAGGGAAAAGGCGGATCACCGTTCCTTCCATGCCGGGCGGCCGTTTGCAAGAGGGATACCCGGTGCAGCCTGCGCACTCTTTCAATTGCTTCAGACGCTCATAAAGCGGGATTTTGGAATGGGCGATCATATCGTCGGTTGCCCCCATATCTTCCAGCTCGGGCAACTGCTCCCGGAAGTAGGCCGGAGAATAGGTCGTTTGAACGGTGGAGAGGCGCTGTTTGATTTTTTGCAGAATATCGTTTCCAAGCGCCTCTTGGATACCTTGCATCATGGCTGCTTGCCCTCCGTTTCAAATTCGATTTCCAGCCGCATCGTGGCCGCGTCGTAACGCATATTTTTGATCGGTCGATCGCGGGGATGCTTGTCCAATTGGCTTGCCAGGCTGCGAAGCCCGACGGCCGCAGTCCCTGCATCGTGGCATATCTTTGAAAACAGTACAAAGCACCGATTCGGGTCAGGAGGGGTTGCGAATAGGATAGGCTCTGATTTTACTTTTGGTTTCGCCATCCTAAATAACCTCGTGCGTGCTTCGGGCCCTACGAACAACGGCTTTTATCATGTGTCCGTTGCCTTCTTGAATCTCGCCATCGCTCAATCGCTTCACCTTGAAAAAAAGCCCGAATGATGTGCGCCGAATATCGACGACGATTGCTTCCACAAGGTTCTTTCCATCTTGTTTTAATCCCCCAAGCAAGGGGTTCGGAGCTAATTTTGCAACCCGAACCGTATCTCCGATTTCTGGCGATGCTCGCTCTTGTTTGATATCCTTGGCTCTTTTCATCACGTCTCGCTTGAGCGTGGATTCCTGTTTTCGCGTCATTCGTTCCGGGTGCTTGCAGTAGCAAGTCAGTAAAATACCTTTCATAGCCTCTTCAAACTTGATGTCTACACATTTAGCAGCTAATGCCTCTACACACGCAACACGGTCTATCCATTCGAATTTAATGCCCGGTACAAAGTCATTCAAATTAGGGGCCTCCTTCCTTGATCAGCGATGTTAGAAACTTGAATAGCCGCTTGACATATGTTTTAGTAAAATAGAAGCAAATTCCATAAGGAGGAAATCTTTTATGCCGCAGCCTATAACGGTCTATCCTGCTGATATCATAGGATTAAAGTCGGAAGAAACCGACATCATCCACGATTATGTGAAAATGTGCGACTTTTTGTTAAAGAAGATGGACGGAAAACTTACGGAACATAGTCTGGAGATTATTCAGGCGAACCGAGATCGTTGCAAGCCCTTAATGTCGCCCCTTCGCCATCAAAACCGTGTGTACGTGACAACGAATCTGGACTTTGTGACGCTCATGATGGTTGATATTGAAAAGGGGATACTAGATCACCTTCAATTTACGCTTGACATCATCGGACCTTTGCAAGCATGGGACGAAGTTGACTTTGAGCTTCTTTCCGCTTGCGTTTGGATTTTCGAGGGAGAGGAACTGATCTTCCGCTCCCTGGTGACTTCGAAAACGTTATGCAAACTCATGGTGGTATTCGACAAAGAAAATCTAGTAGATTACAACTCTAGTCGGTATGACTGGAAGACAAAGCATCGGACAAAGAAACCCCGCAGCAAGGGCAAGTCATTCCTTGAAGAAGACGAATCAGCCGATCCAATTTAGCTTTGTCCGACAGTTGATATGTCTCCGATCCGTAGCGCTGTCTAATCGTTTCCGCGAGCCGTTCGTCATGAGCGGTTCTCTTCTTTACAGCTTGCATGTAGCGCACCCCTTTCCGGCCTGCCATCATCAGGCGGGGTAGGCCATATCCCCGCGACGCCTCCTATCGCGAGGCGTTTCGGCTATTTCTTTTCTGTGGGATACGGAAGGGAGGCTTCAGCCGCTGTCCATCCGATCCCGTCGGCGGAAGAGAAGGCATTTCCCGAAGTTTTACAAGTTCTTCGTCGTTTAGTTTCCAGGTTCTGATGCTGGATGATTTGTGCATAGCCATAGGGGCCTCCTCGTTAATCGTGCATATGAATGCCGAGTTTATCTGCATAGTACAGGCCGATCATCATCATTTGTTCGGGTGTGAACCGATCAAGCATAAGGGAGACGGAGGCGTTTCCCTCGTCGGTCAACTTGTATTCACCAAAATCATTGCAAGAGACAAGCTCCTTTGAAAGAAGATGACAGATCACTTTAGCATGTGCTGTTTCCAT